GAACCAGAGCCGGACTCGGAATCAGACATACGCTTGAGCCGTAATTTAGGATTTGTTAGTTTCACAGGCTCTTCATTCGTTACAGCGGGCTCCTCTTCACTGACAGTAATATCATTAGTAGCAGTTACAATACCTGTATCGGCATCTACCGATACGAAATCGTCAAGAGATAGCGCCTCGCCAGGTTGCGTAAAGAGTGTTTCTATATGTTTCTTTCCCTCTTCGTCCGCTTGATACTTGAATAGACCTAGACGCTGATGTACATTCCACCACGGCTTTCTACGTAGAGAATCGTACTCTTCGGAAATATTGTAACTATACGTATCTACGCGAGCGGAGAATGTGCCGTAGCAGCGGCACCAATGTGGCGAAATACGGCTTTCAACAAACTTAGAGGCATAGAGAGCAAAGAGGCAGTCAACATACGCTTCATTAAGCGGATTATTGATTTTCATAAGTGTATTTTTCCATAGATCGCTGGGTGCGGAAAGGGCACCATCGGATGGTAAAACGTATTCGCCCTCCATTGCGGCGAGCGGATCTACAAGATGAATACGCTTAATGAAGATATCTTTTGTAGTTCCGTCCGCCATTTTGAGAGCGCCTTCAAATGATGAATCGTTTTGGCGTTCAATACCGGTTATACTCTCGCCTGAAATGCCGAGCCAGGACGACTGAAATCCTACAATAGATGCCTCAAGAGACGGTTGTAGTTTCTCAAGCGCCGAGAAGTACGCTTGGGGTTTCTTAAATTCGGTTAGCCCCTCACAAATTGTTGTTGGCATTTGAACAGGAGTATTGGATAGTAATAGTGATTCAGGTAGTTCGTTGACGGTGGGTTTTGCAATACGCGCATTTACTTTACCATTGCCCGCCGCTGAGCCGCCGCGACCTCCGCTAGCATTACCACCACGACCACCTCTTGGAGCACCACGAACAGGACCACCGCGACCTCGGTTGCGATTACCAGGCATTTCTAAGTTTCAGACCGGGTCTAATTTAAGAGACTTTCCGCATACTTGTGGCGAGGATACGCGGTAAAAGAAAAATGGCTGAAATAGGTATCAACACAGATGAGTGCTCCGGCAAGACCTGGTATGGGTTTGACGGCGATGTTGCCGACGATGGGGGGCGATTCCGCCTCCCCCCGTCCCACCATGAACTTGCGCCTCTCCAAATTTAATATGAATATGATTCCGGACGACGGCGTTGTTTTGTTTATTGGACGCCGTGGTACGGGCAAGTCCTGGCTTATTAAGGACTTAATGTGGTATAAGCAGAAGTTTCCTATTGGCACCGTATTCTCGGGCACGGAGGGTGCGAACGCTTTCTACGGTTCAATGGTACCAAGTCTGTTTATTCACGACGAGGTAGTGCCGCAGACGGTCTCTAATGTGCTCAAGCGACAGGAGCAGATTACGAAACAGATTCGTAAGGAGACGGAGGTACGCGGATCGTCTGCGCTAGACCGTAAGGCGTTTATCATTATGGACGATTGCTTATACGATAATAAGTGGGTGAACGATAAGTGGATTCGTTCGCTATTCATGAACGGTCGTCACTACGGGCTTCTGTACATTCTTGCCATCCAGTACGTGATGGGTATTCCGCCAGTCCTACGAGGACAGGTGGATTACGTATTTATCCTACGTGAGAATCAGGTGTCCGCCCGTCGCCGTATTTACGAGCAGTTCGCCGGTATCTTTCCTACGTTTGAGCTGTTCTGCCAGATTATGGACCAGTGTACCGAGGACTACGAGTGTTTAGTGATTCACAACGGTGCGCATACGAATAAGATTGAGGATTGTGTGTTCTGGTACAAGGCGCAGCCGCATCCTGATTTTAAGATTGGGTCGCGGGATCATTGGGTACGATCGGCGGAGTACGAGCGTCAGAAGGAGCTGGCGGAGCAGGCGGGTGATGCGGGCTTGCCTATGTTGACGACGGGAGGGGCGACGAAGGGACCGGTGCTTCAGGTGAATAAGTATTAGTCTGAGCCGCCAGTTCAGCCAGATTATCTCGCTCGTATTGTTGCCACCGCTGAAAGAATTCTAGAGTCCGTGGTGTCCAACGGCGCCCCGTCGCACGAGGATTGAATGGATTTCTCCATAGATAACCAGATTCAGCGTAAGGATTCTGACGAGCAAGTTCCCGTAACGCATTGCCTATTTCCATTGGTATTCTTTGGACCATTTACAAAACTAACTTAAAAAATGTTTAGACTGAATTCAGCGAATGTAATCCACACCGCCGTTGAATTGAGTATTGGCAGCAGTGGCAGCCGCAACAATTTCAGCACCGCTGCGACCGGTGCTACCGAAGCCGCCCTCACCGCGAATAGTCGCACCGCCAGGAATTTCGTCTACGATTTCAATACGTTCAAATGGTTGTAGTTCAGGTCCAGCAATCTGGAAGTAGCGGTCGCCAAATGCAACGGCAAAGTCATTGCCGGTAGAATAGATCATAGCCAGCAGCGGACCGCGGTAGCCGGCGTCAATGAGTCCAACGGAATTCGCCAACCGCAGCGGCGTCTTGGAGATGGAGGAGCGGGGAAGCATCCAGTACGCGCGGAAGCGACCGAGCATAGGATCATAGATGGCGGCACGGCACGTCTGACCAACCTTGACAGCGGCTCCACCGCTGCTGCTGCCACCAGCCGCCGTTGGGTTCATTCCAGGTACCGTTGCCGCAACGGAGAAGAGGTCAAAGCCGGCATCGCGCTCACCGCGGGGCTTCGCCATATAAGCCTCAGCCTGCTTCATATACATCTCCTTAGTCGCTGGGTCATCAGGGACAAGGTAAAGCACAAGCATTGTGGTATACCTTGTTAGAAATTCAGGAAACCCCGTGTCAATTTTCATCACCACACGGTACCGTAACGCCAATAGAGGTTAAAAATGCGGTTTGGGTACCGAATACGTAATGTAGTATTTCACCGGCTACAAACCAAAAGACTAAAACCGGTAGAAATGATAGTCCGAGTAAGTATGATGTAACAAAAGCAAGTACAATCGTTGCGAGTGTATCGTTCAGCGCGTATCCAAAGATACGTGTTGAATGAAAGCCCTGTCCAGGGATGCCTAGAGCGTATTTGTAAGGACAACCCATTTACATCGTCAGGGTATTTTCGGCGGGCGCAGCTGCCGCTAATGCCGCCGCGCCGGCATCTACCGCCTTGATCACGGAAGCAGTGACAGCCGCTGCTGCTGCCTCCGCCTGCTCACGCTTACGCTTCATGAACGGGTCCTCGTCGCCAAACATATCCTTGGCAGGCTTAGACTCCTCAGTGACACTTGCGCCAATGACGGGCTTCTTCGTCTTGCCCTCGCCCATACGGAGAACCTTGTGCTCGGCGTAGAGCTCGTCACGCGTCTTCTCATTCTCCTTGTACTTCTTCATGAGCGTGTTGAGCTGGTCGTCGGCGTACTCCTGGTCGGCAATATCGTGCGGCTCAGGATCCCAGGGGAGCCAGAAACCGACCTGACCGACATAGACGTTGAAGGACGGGTCAATCTTCTGTAGCGTCTTGCAACGGTGAATCGCCTCATTGTAAGTATCGTAGACACCGCGAATCTTGACGCCCTGAACCGTCGTACGGAAATCGTTCTTCGCAAAGAACTCGTCATCCAGGCGCTTACGGTTCTTGAAGAGGAACGTCTCAAAGTCCTCCTTAATGGCAGACTCACGGAAGTCGGCGACCTTCGTCTTGACGTAGGTGCTCATATCCTCAGCAACATCGGTTGTTAGAGTACGGCGGACCTCCTTAATAGTCTGGAGGGCACCGCTGAGGTCAGCAAGCACCTGGAGCGCGCCGCTGAGATCCGTCGCCTTATCCTTCTTGAGGAGCGCATTCTCAACAACATCCTGAACCTTGGAAGCAGCCTCCTGAACCTTATTCACTTCAGACATTACAAAGCTCTCCGTTGACTTGATCTTGTACTGCATTTCATAGTCCTTGAGGAACTCATTAAAGAAAAAGAGGTCCTTGTTCTTCAGTACCTTCTGCGGACTAATAAAGCTGAGTGCGACATAGTGCTGTCCCGGAATCTCCTTATCCGCTTCTAGGAAAACTTCCTTCTGTTCGGTTTCAGTGTTCTCCGACATAGTTTCTAGAGCATTGAATGAATTATATCTTTAAACTTTAACGCAATCCGCGGCACTTTTTTTCCTTGCCCGGAGTATAAGAACAATGGACGGTTTCAACGGCACGGAGCTCCTCACCCGCGCAGTCAAGTATTTCCTGGAGGGTCTCGCCGTCGCGGTAGCGATGGTCATCATCCCCCGCAAGGTCCCCCAGCTGGAGGAGATCGCCGTAATTGCCACGACGGCTGCGGTTGTCTTCGCCATCCTGGACCTCCTGTCGCCCTCTGTCGGACTCACGTCTCGCCAGGGTGCGGGTCTGGCGCTCGGCTCGCAGCTGGCGGGCGGCTTCCGTATGGCGTAAAGCCCCCCTCTCAAAACCAAATCAAGTTTTCAATTGTTCGTTTAAAAAACGACGTGTTGAACTATTACTCCAGCATATCTATATCATCATCAGTATCAACGTCATCAATATCGGCATCATCCTCCGGTACCGATCCACGCACAACCGCCGTCTTTACCTCTATTTTCTTCCATTCGCGTGTAATTCCACCCTTTGTCTTTGTATCCAGTGCTACCCGCCCAGCATCTTCTTTGTATGTCATATCTGTAATCGTTTCTAGCATATCATCACGTGTAGCACCAATATCTACCAAACGCTCTACAATCTCAGACGCCGATTTACCCTTTACAAACAGCATTGACCGAAGACAGTCTAGTGTATCTAGCATACCCTCCCCAGAGCCAGAAAGCACGCCGCGAGAGCGCATATCACGTAGCCAACGGCGATGCTTGAGACGCTTGGATTGCTTACCAAGCCAGGAGGGGAAGATTTGGAATGGTGCGATACCTTCGGTTGAAATCGCCGCCGATACAACGGAAGAAACGGCGTAAGGCATTAGAGACCAGGTTTGTGAGCCACGAATGCGGCGATCTAGGATATCGTAGTCGCCGAGATACGAGCCGGCAGTAGTACAGCGCTGAACCAACACTGTGTCATCAGGACGAGAACTAGAGCCACGAGGTTTTCCAGCAGCGGCAACGTACCCTTCAGCGACCATCAGGGGAATCATACCGTAGTCTAGAAAGACGAGTTCTTCCTTGACAGCCCGTGAATCACCGCCACCGATAAGCCGACCGGTAGCGGAGAATGCATCCACCCGCTGTAGCGCGTCCTTCCCCCCGTCAACAAGCGAAGTCGCCGAGAACTGAAGAGCGTTAATCACCGAGCGGATATCGTTGCCGTTCCGCTCACATAACTCCTCAACATTAGCCACTGTGTAACTGAGTTTCTCCGCCTTTACGACTCGTTCATACAACGCCTTCGCAATTACGGTCTTTGTAGGACGCTGAAAGCGGATATCTAGACAACAGGAAGCCAGCGGTCGGAGCCGAGGCGTCCCCCGCTCGTTGGCGATACAAATGATAGGAAATGTACACGAAGCAATCACTTTCGCCAGCTCGCCGATACCGCCACGGTCACCGGTGCTCATTCCGTCTACCTCATCCATCACAATCACACGACGTTTACCACAACAGCCAGACCGTTTTGCCTCGTCAAAGTATTTACGAACCGCTAATGCTGAGCGCTCATCGGATGCATTGAATTCTATCAAGTCGTAGCCGCACCCTTTCACAATCAGACCAACAGCGGTGGTCTTGCCAATACCAGGCGGACCTGTCACCAACGCTCCTCGTACGGCACCAGCCGCCCCGCTCCAGCCGGTGAGCCACGCCGACAATTCGGTGATAGGACCCGTTCCGCCAATCATATCACGAAGCCGCCGTGGTGTATAGCGGGTGACCCACAGCTCGCCAGCTCGCTGTGCATCAGCCAATACCGCCCCCACCGTCACTACAGCAATACCGAGACGCTTAGCCTCGGTGATTTTCCACCGACCGCCGCCCCCGTCGCCAACCACCAATTTACAAATGTTAGAAGCCCAGGGAACTACAGTATACCCAGAACTAGAAAGAAAGGAAGAAAGCCGATCGTAATCGGCGTCTACACCGCAAAGTGCTACAGTAGTCATTTTCAGTGTACAAATCTAATTGTACAGTGGAAAGGATTCAATTTTTTTAGACCTTAGGACGGCGGAGACGCGTGTGCCCACGGCTTAGCGTCATCGGGCTCAGGCCAGCCACGCGACGTCATTTCACCGGGATAGCCACGTGCACGCAATTGCGCTTCTTGGTTATTGAAGAGCGGTAGCGCT